TGAGCCGACTTGCCTTTACGCTCACGTTGCTCAATGAACTCCGGATGTATCAGCGTATCAGCGTGACCTAGCGCGTACATGTGTGCGAAAGCTTCAAGTGCATTGGGATCATTCTCATACGTGTTTCGCATTGAGTCCATGCATGTGGTTTCCGCTTCGCCAATTGCCTTGAATTCCGAATACAACCTTGTGCCAGTTTCGATTGGATCAGGTGCGTTTCTAACCACGTTAACAGACGTGCCAACGTCTATTTGCGTAACCGCATCGGATAGCTTTGTTTCGGTTTTCAATGGTTTACGTGTACCACTAGATCGCTGCGATGTTTTGCTTTGCTTAGCCATTTTAAACTCCAATGATTGCGATTCTGTTCCAACGCCAAGACGCGACAACGCGCGCTGATTCGCGTGTGGGTTACAGAATCTGATTGTGAAAGAACCACTACTCGGGTTGGAAGCTAATCCGCGTTTGTTGCTACGCGACTGTCGCTTGGTCCGTCACCCGTCGCACGCCATCGTGCGAGTTACTGCAACTACTCTTATCAGTATAGGTGGGATTCGCTGATATGCAAGCTATTACGTGAAATGGATTTAAATTGGTTTAATCGCCTATAACGAGTTATAGATTGAGTTGGTTATTTTTTAACCAATCGCTAGCTTGTTAACACAACTATCCACCGACTATCAGTTACTGTTTATTACGTTCACACTGTGAACGTTATCATCTTTTAAAAGATGATAACGGTTTACTAGTTACTTAGTAAACTAACGTAACCGTACGCGCGTACGTACGCACACGTACACGTACGCGCACACGTGCGTGAATGGTGTCCGTTGTTCTTTCCTTTCCCAGCTATACTACAACCAATAGTGAACCATTGGTGTACCAATATGTACCAGACGCTGTGCTTGTACCAATGTTGGACCATTGTGTGTACCAATGTTGTCCAGCATTGTACCAATATGTGTACCAATGTGGTCCAAATATGTACCGATTTCCTGGGGGGGCCCCCCCTAGATGCCCGCGCACTAGTACTAGTACTGACACACATGTACTAAAAACAGGATTTTAGGGGTAACGTAACCTATTGATTTTATTGGGGGAGTAAACTGCTTTGTACGCTCTTTGCTATTTTTCTCAAAACATGGTATAATATAAGCACGTAGTGCAAATAAAAATAACAATAGTTATAAATATAATAACTTAAAACATAATTACATCTATAACTAGTTATAGATGTTGTATTGTCCAAAATTTATGATTATAAATGATCCACGAGACTGTAAGTATCGTATTGCGAACGTTTGTTCGTGTTCACCGGACACGTGTGACGAAATGGAATGGTTTGAAGATGAAGAGGAGTCCGAAAGTAAAGCCAAAATCCAGAACATGAATAGTGTGTGGAACGTACAAGATATTAAACATGCCGCATAAGAAACTACGCCCGGGAGATTCGGGTTACAAATCTCCGGGAAGACCGTCAGGTTCTAAAAACATGAAAACGCTCCTTGACGAAGCGGTTCGTTCTAAATCGGAGCACATCATGATGCAACATTTTCCCAAGATAGTGGAAATTATCTGTGAAAAGGCTGCAAAAGGCGATTTGAAAGCGGCAAAAATGATAATGGATAGGGTAATCCCGGCGAGAAAGGCCATAGAGCACCACGGGACACAAGATTTTGGAAAAGACGGAATCCAAATAATCATCAACACCGTCGAAGGAGACCCGAAACCTAAATTAGTGGGTCAAAAAACAACCAACGATACGGAGAAATTAGAAAATGCCCAGTAAAATGAAATATCAGACAAGTACCGATAAATCCACGTCGTCTGGAACCAATAGCGGCGTAAAATCTCCGCGTGATTGGAAGGCTCCAGGCATCAGTCCCAGCCCCACAGCGGCTAGCGCAAAGAATAAAAGCGGAAAACCCGGCAGCAACGACTAATTAGTGAAAGTTATCCAACTTGCTTGCGGGAACCAACATTCTTGGCGTTGCAACAAGACGTTGATTCGACATGCAAGGAGCACGCAATGAGTTCCACCACGGAACTTTCCCGCTAGTTCATTTGTAGGAGAAGCTATTATGAATTGGATTATCTTGGACGGGATGGATTGGGCTAAACAGAGATTATGTGAACCCTCCACTTGGGCAGGAATTGGTTGCGCCTTAGTGGGACTTGGAGTCGTTTGTCAAAACGAGGTGGCTATTTTTGTCGGAATGGCTGTAGGTGGCATTGCCATGTTAGTTAGGGAAAAGGGCAAGAAATAGTGCCTTTTGCAACATTATTGCCTAGTATTTTACCGTTGGTAGGGGAAGTACTAGACAGATTCTTTCCCAACAAGGAGGAGAAGGAAAAGGCAAAGCGAGAGATTGAGGCGCGTTTGTCCCAACATCTCACACAGATTGACCTTGCACAAATACAAGTCAACCGTCAAGAAGCGGTACACAGAAACATTTTTGTTGCAGGTTGGCGTCCTTTTATTGGATGGTCTTGTGGATTGGCGCTGTTCTACACCTATCTTGCTCAGCCGGTGTTGACTTTTGTATTGGTTCAACGAGGGCAGTATGTGGATCTCCCCCCCGTGGATTTGGGGGCAATGATGCCTGTTCTACTTGGAATGCTTGGATTGGGCGGTTTACGTACTTGGGAAAAGTACAAAGGTATTGCTAAGTAAGGCATGGATTATTGCAATTTAACTTCACTTTACACCCAGGCCAAGAAGAAGTTTTTAGAGATCCCTCAAGATTTAAGGTGGTGGTCGCGGGAAGACGCTGGGGCAAATCAGAACTGGCTTGTATTAACCTCTTGATTGAAGCGTTGAAACCACAAAATGAATTTGGCTACGATCTCCTTGATAAGGACGTTTTCTACGTGGCCCCCACCTTTCAACAAGCAAAAGACGCGGTGTGGCGAAAACTAAAGAAGTTGGCGGATGGTATGTATGATTCAGCATTGGAGAATACTGCCCAGTTGAGGCTTAAGAACGGCAGAGTCATTCACTTGAAAGGTTCGGATAAACCAGATACGTTAAGAGGAGTCGGTTTGTCGTTTGTGGTACTTGACGAGTTCGCCACCATGAAACCGGAAACGTGGGAAGAAATTATCCAACCCACGCTAACAGACGTTAAGGGCAAAGCCCTATTTATAGGAACCCCGGCAGGAAAGAATCACTTTTACGACCTTTGGATAGAAGCAAAAGACGAAGAAGACTGGACGTCGTTCGAATATCGATCCATTGACAACCCATTTCTCGATAGCGAGGAGGTTGAAAAGAAACGTCGCACAATGTCTCACGAGGCATTCCGCCAAGAATACGAAGCGAACTTCAGTACTGGCGGCGGCAACATGTTTCTTGAAGAGCAGATAATTACAGGCACAGAACCGGTCGAAGGCGACTGGTACCTTAGTATGGACCCAGCCGGTTATGTAGAGTCGATTGCCACCACTAAATCCAAATTGAAGCGATTTGACGAATGTGCAATCGCTTGTGTAAAAGTAGGCACAGATGGATGGTACGTAGACGATATAATCACTGGACGTTGGGGCATCAGGGAAGCATCTTTAAGACTATTAACGGCAGTTAGGAAGTACCGACCGTTGTCGGTTGGAATAGAAGGCGGATCTCTAAGGAACGCCATTTTGCCGTATTTACACGACCAGATGAAGCGGTTGAACATCTATCCCAATTTGATGGAAACCAGGCACGGCGGACAGAAAAAGATAGAACGAATTACTTGGGCGTTGCAAGGTAGAATGCAACACGGACGAATCACGTTTAACGATGGCGCATACCTAACAAAGTTTAGGGATCAATGTTTAGATTTCCCAAATCGTATGAGTCACGATGATATGCTAGACGCATGAGCATACATAGATCAGGTTGCACGAGTTGCGTATTTTGATCCCAGCGAACACGAAGAATCGTGGCAACCACTTGATCTTATTTCAGGATACTAATCCTATAACAAGGTTATAGAATATGGCAGCAACTTCAGATATTCTTGTAGACGATAACACTAATAAACCAGCTAGCATGGATGCTCAAGCTCCCACAGACACACGAAATAATGTGGCTTCGTGGATAACCGAGCGCGTGGATTCTTGGATAAGGTATCGAGATGAGAACTTCAAAGACAAGTGGAATGAATATTACAGACTCTGGCGGGGCATATGGTCTTCCAAAGACAAAACCAGAAAATCTGAGCGATCTAGAATTATCGCTCCTGCTTTGCAACAAGCCATTGAATCAACGGTTGCTGAGTTGGAGGAAGCTACATTCGGACGTGTCCGTTGGCTTGATCTTCAGGACGATAGAGCAGACTCCGATAATGAAGACATGGAGTTTCTCAATAAGCAGTTGTTGGAAGATTTTGAGATCGACGGTGTTAAATCCGCCATATCGGAAACGTACCTTAACGCTGCAATTTACGGGACGGGGATTGCAAAAATAGTCATTGACGAAACAAGAGAATTTATTCTAGATCCTAATAATCCGGTAGGACCAGGCAGTGCTCCTATGATTGTTCCTAAAGATAGGATACGTATCAAATTGATTCCTATCGAGCCTATGAACTTTGCTATAGATCCTGTAGCACGCAACATTGACGATGCTATGGGATGTGCTCACATCATGATGGTACCTAGACACACGATTACCAAGAAACAAGAAGAAGGTATTTATAAAGCGGGTCAGTTTGGTTCGGTACCAGAGGGCACAGATGATGTCAGAAACACATCAGGTAAAGTAGAGTTCGGTGATATTTCTCCAGATGAAAAGGTAAAGATTACTGAATATCACGGACTAGTTCCAGCTAAATTTATTAACGACCAGTTCTCAAACGAAATGGTTGTTCACTTGTTTGGGGACGATGGTAGCGATGCGCGACCTACGGACATTGACGGCGAAGAGTTGATGGAAGCAATTGTAACTATTGCTAACGATTCGTTTGTTCTGAAAGCTGTAGAAAATCCTCACATCATGAAAGATCGATCTATTATTGCTTATCAGCACGATACTGTTCCAAATAGATTCTTTGGTCGTGGTGTTTCAGAGAAAGGTTATAACTCACAAAAAGCACTGGATGCTGAAATGCGAGCACGCATTGACGGTCTTAGTTTCAGTAACAACCCCATGATCGCTGTAGATGTGGCGTCTCTTCCTCGTGGAAACAACAATGGAATGTCGGTACATCCCGGCAAAACCATCATAACCAATGGTAATCCCAGAGAGTCACTGTTTCCCATACAGTTCCCCGGCCCAGATCCGAACACATACCAGCAAACCGGAGAGCTGGAAAGGATGATACAGATGGGCACAGGGTCCATGGATTCTGCCACACCCACTGGAATCAGTCCAAGAAACAATACAGCTTCGGGGATGTCAATGATGTTGGCTGGGGCGATTAAGCGTCAAAAAAGAACTATGCAAAATGTAGAA